GTAGATTGTAACTTATTACGCTTCTCCTTATTCAGCCCGTACTGCTCTATCATGCCTCCGATTTGTTGCCCCAGGTTGGCATACATTTGCCCCTGTACCTCGCCCGCACGCGCGATGAGGTTGGCGGCATTGGCGGTTGAGCCAAGTGCTGATCCGTAGTTTCCGCTAAAGTATGGTCGTCTAGCCATGATTATTTCCCTCCGATTTTGCTGTCCATCCACTTACGGATGATCGACTTAATGCGTGGTTTATTGCTTATCCATTGTGCGAATCGTTCGCCGTATTCGATGTATAGATTGCGGAACCAATTGGGTGATTCTGTATCTAACCAATTACGGAATAACAACCATGCGGGATTAGTAGGTCCATACACCTCGCGAGCTACCCAGCACCGCTTAATTGCCGCACCTAAACCAGCACCACCGATATTACCAAACATATTCATCATGCCCGCATCGCGGGTCGCGTCTGCGGAGAGTTGTGCGGCATACATATTCGCTTGGTTTGCCGCCATATTAGAGATATACCCTAACCCGGCTTCGGGGTTGAGGTATTGTGGTCCGCTGTTTAGTCCGTAGCCCGCTTGTCCAAATACGCCTTGCCCGGCTTGAAGGCTTCCTCCACCCGCCCTGCCGAGTATTGCTTGAAAAGGGTCAAGGGTATGTTGTTCCTCGATTTGTGCGAGGTTGCCAACAGCGCTTATGTAATTACCTAAACCCTGTTGGCGGAGTGATTCGTTTAAGCGTTCGGCATCCATCTGCGCGCCTACTCCGAATTGTGCGGCTTGTTGGGCTTGACCTTGGTTTATGGTGGCGGCTCGCATGGCGGCATCTGCATCGAAGGCGGAGGCTTGTTGGTCCATCTGTGCCTGTGCTAAATTCGCCTGCTGTTGCAGTCCTGCCTGTTCGCTTTCCTGTGCCATACCACGGGTAATATCGCCCTGCTGTAAACCTGCTTCCTGACCAAGCACGGATTGTGCAAAACCACGGTTTTGCATACGGCGGGCATTATCCTCCTGGACGCGAGCTTCTGCTTCTGCGATTGCACCGCTTTGGTCAAAGGTTCTGCCCATAAGGGTAGACCTTGCACGAGCGGCATTCGCTATCTGTGCTTGCTCACGATCAGTGAGTCCGGAATCTAGTGCGGTGCGGGCATCACCTAAAAGTGCTTGCCTTAAGGTGTCACCTTCACGGCCTAACTCTTGGTCGAATTGAGTATTTGCTTCTAACTGCAAAGGGTCTGCCACGGTGGCGGCGGTCATAGTCTGCCCGGTTACATCGCCTCCATAGGTACTATCTGTGGGGATGGTAATCGTGGGATCACCGGATGTGAGGTTTTCCTTTTGCTCCTCAATTAAATCCCTTGCACCTTGGATACCTGTAGTTGTGGCAGGCTTGTAATCCTCCATGACCGTTTGAAACCTGTCGGACAATCGCTCCACATCCGCAAGGTCGGCCTCGCGCTGGCGGGAGAGGTTGCCGCGTTGTATGTCTTCTGCCATCGCGGAGAGGCCAAGAAATTTACCCGTCTCATCAAACCCTGCCTGGCGGTTACCGGTTTGCACGGTAATTGTTTCGCCTACCTCGCTGGCTAACTTTGCATCCACATCTTCCTGCGTAGCTTGGCGGGTGGTAAACTCTTGTACATTACGGCGGTCACCGAGAAGGTCAATCATACCGTCACCTTCACGAGTTGTTGGAAGATCTATCACCTCAGTCATATTCGCTTTTTCAGCATCTTGAATAATTTCACCTTCTGAATTGCGGGCATATATAGGCATCGCGTCAGTACCATCAAAACTATTTTGACCACCACCCAAAGGTTGTGGATTTTGTGGATGATCATTTCCTGCCATAATTCTGTCATCAAAGCGATCAACCCCTTCTCTTTGTTCCTTTATAGAGGCAACTAAATCTTCATCTATATTAGGATTGGCATCCATTTTTTCGACAAGTTCATCCATTAAATCTGTTGCCACACCCCCGTTTCCTAGTGAAATAGGTCCGCTGAAAAATGGATTTGATCTATTGTATGCAGGCAGAACTTTTTTATCTGTTGATTCAATTACATTTCCATCTCCATCTACTAATTCGTAATAAATTGACCCATTACTGACTTGGGGTTGAAGAGCTTTACTTGTTTGAGTCATATCAACCTGCACACCTTTTGTATTTAAAACAACAGCGCGAATTCCTACTTTACCAGGTTCCGTAAAGCCTGACACTGCCCTTCCCTCACTATCATAAGTAACTTCTTTCTTTCCGCCTTTAATTGTATTTCCAAGCAGAGTTTGGCGAAGAACATCGGTATCTACCTGTGCGGTTTGCTGACGAATTGGTCCTTCAACTGCTTGAATTATATCACCTAAATCACCACCTGCAAATCCTGCATCTGTGTACATCTGTGCATACTCTCCCTGCCCAAGTAGTTGTTGCATTTGTGCTTTCATAGCATCTGCCATGCCTTCGCCATAGGTGGGTTGTGCGGGTGCGTTGTAACTTGGTCCTGACATAATTTATTTCCTCCGAGATATTTTATTTAAGTCGTAAAATTTGATGGGTCTTTTTTTGTTCTGCCTCGCCCAACCAACATAGGGGAGTTTGAAGGGCATAAGGTTAATCCAATGCTTTACGCATTCTTCCCCTACCGCCATGTGTACAAACCAGGCGTTGGGTTTTAAAGTACCCCATTGTTCTGCTGGCGGGGTGTCGCTGTCCTTATCCACGGTCTTCGCCAGGATAAAGCTTGTGGGGGTCTTGTGCATATAGCCATAGGTGAGGTAGGTGGATATATCCGAAAACATATCCATCCCGCACTCTTCGTATAAACCACTTACTCGTTCCATGATGTTCATGACTGCACCTCCTTGGTTGGAATGTCCCCTTCGTACCCCATGAGCCAAAGCACAAAGATGCGGTGGATACCGTCTGCCACTTTGCCGTCCTTTAAGAGGATGGGTTCTTTTATGCCATTATCCTTTATATCCTTGGCAAGTGCAAAGAGCGGGAATGACTCCCGTGCCACACGATCCCAATCCACGGTATGTGGACCTGCTTTGAATAATTCATCTACCTTCATTCTGCCATTAGGTATTCGTCTGCATCGGATGCACTGACTGCACTTCCCAAGTTTACACGCAACCAACTTGTGCCGTCATCCACCGCAAGGCAGGGGTTGCCGCCATCACCATTGCTTACATAAACCACCCTTCCCGCTGTGCCATTACTTGGCAATTCGCTGACGGTGAAATTCTCCAGGGCTACACTTGTTTCCGCAATGGAGGGTATGGTGACGGTTGGTTCACCTAGTTGGTTTAACCCGGCAGGGTCAAGCTCCACACCTGTGTCGAAGGTAAAGCCTCGTGTGACTAATGCGGTGATAGCCATTACTCGATGGTCCTCCTGGCGTTGGCTCCGCCTGCTATCGCTTCCAATGCGACATGGCGAAAGCTAGGTGACCCTGTGCTTACATCAATCTCGACATTTGCGGCGTAACCGCGAGCGCGTCCACTGCCAAAGCGAATCAGCTTTTCCTCGCTCGATGTCGCGTTCTCGGTGTGTACGGTGTTTGTCCGGTCCGGGTCGGTTGTGTTTACCTTGATCGTGAACGCATCCCCGTCGCTCACCTCGCATCCGAGTTGCCCCCGCTTCCAACTCTTTACATCCACACTCCCCAGGGTGAAGGAGCGGGTCTTCAGCTTGGCGGTTATTGCGGTGCTTGTGGTGGTGGCGTTCCCGATTGTTCCCGTGATGTCGGTGGCAGTTTCCTCGATTAAATGCCATCCTTTGTCGGAGACTGCAAAGAGTCTGCGTTTGGTTGGGTTACTGCCGTGAAGAACGGTAACGAAGTCATCGATTACAAAGCCTGCGGGAAAGGAATCTACAGAGGTCCATGCGGTGTTTAATATATCGTATATGAAAACTTTATTGTTGTCGGTGGATGAGCCTGTGGGGACGGCGAGGTAATACTTATTGTCAAAGACGATACCACACGCCTTGTCGGCGG